CGAGACAAATGTGGAGATTTTATGGCTATTATGGCGGCCTTAACGTTGTGGGCGATTTTCATAACTATGGTCAGTACGCTGATGACTCAACCTTCAACGTCATCCCACCATGGCAAAACAAAGCTCAAGCAATCGCATACGAAGACCACCTCTACACGAGAACCTCACACTATTCGTATGAGATTGTAGATAACAAGTTGAGACTATATCCAACACCTCAAGCAGTATCGCCAGAAAAATTCTGGTTTAGATTTAGTATTGGCGGCAATGATGCGTTTGAAGAATCAAATGGAGACAACGGCGTAAATGGTGTTAATAATATGAACACTATGCCCATGGAGAATATTCCATTTGAAAGCATTAACTCAATTGGCCAACAATGGATCAGACGATTCGCTTTAGCTCTCTCTAAAGAAACTCTCGGACAAGTTAGAGGCAAGTTTGGAGGCAACATTCCAATTCCGGGAGATAGCGTCTCTCTTAATGCCTCAGACTTATTGTCTCAAGCTCAATCGGAACAGCAAGCTTTGCGAGAAGAACTTAACAAGCAATTGGATGAAATGCTTTATTCTAAACTTGCCGAAGTTGATAAGGCCATGGTTGATAATATGGATGCGATTGTCGCAAAAACTCCATTAAAGATTTTTGTGGGGTAATTTAAATGTCAGAATGGGAAAGACCAACACAACCTCCTTCTCCGATGTTTTTCGGAGAAAAAGAAAAGAACCTCGTTAAACAAGTCAACGATGAGATCATCGAAAGAGTTGTTGGACAACAGATTTTATATTTTCCAATTGATATAGAGACGACAAACTTCCATCCTCTTTACGGCGAGGCCATAGAAAAAAACTTTTTGCATCCAATTCGAGTGTATGCTCTCGTTGAATACATGGGGGTGGAAACTTCTTTTATGGAAGGCGTAGGTATCGATAAGACAACTGGTTTGAAAGTCAATTTTCACAAACGAAGACTCACAGAAGATCAAAATCTATTCGTTAGAGAAGGTGATTTCGTCAGATATGGAAGTATTTACTATGAGATAGTAAAAATTAATGAACCAAAACAGTTGTTCGGCCAAATTGAATCAAGATTTGAAGTAACAGCCGAGTGCATTAGAGCAAGAGACGGAGTTTTTAATGGCAACTAAAGAATATCCATTAGAACCATCAACGATTGAAACAATCGACATGGCAATCTACAATCTTATTAATGACGGGTTTGATCTACACACAAGAACAAACGCAGGCTTTAAGAAAGTTCCAGTTTTGTGGATGTCTCCAGAACGTGCAGTTAACTCAAAAGACAAAGATATCAGAGATTCGGTCGGAAAATTAAAACTTCCTTTAATTACCGTTGATAGAACTGGGTTTAATAAGGATGTAGCATTTAAGGGCGGATGGCAAGCACATGTTTTTCCAGATACAAACGGACCAAGAGGATATAAGAAGCATCAACGACTTATTTCCAGAAAGATTGCTCAAGCTCCGACAAGAAAGTTTGCTTCATCACAAAGTGGTCAATTTAATGGACAACAAAATTATCCTCGAGATAACAACAAAATTGTTTACGAAGAAACTTATGCACCCATCCCTGTGTGGGTGACAGTTAACTACTCAATTAATTTAAGAACAGAGTATCAACAGCAAATGAATGATCTTATGACACCATTTGCGACGAAAACAGGACTAATCAACGCAATTTTTGCAGAATATAATGGACATAGATACGAAACTTTTATTCAAGGCGATTTAAATATGTCCAACAACACAGCTAATCTTGCAGAAGATGAAAGGATGTTTCAAACAAAAGTTGACTTGAAAGTCCTCGGATATCTTCTTGGAGATGGCGCAAATGAGGAAGCCCCAAAAGTAATAGTAAGAGAAACAATCACCGAAGTGAAACTTATTAGAGAAAGAACAATTGTTGGAGATTCAAAACCTTGGGAATCAGACGATGATTCTTTTAGAGACTTTTAATGATTTTGGAAAATAGGGCTACTATTTATTAGGAAAATGATTTTATTAAGGAGATAAATCGATGGCTAAAAAATTTGATTTTCTTTCACCCGGAATTGAAATCCGCGAGATTGACCAAAGCTTCATACCACAAGAAGCAGAAGCAGCAGGACCAATTATTATTGGTAGAACCAGAAAGGGTCCCGCAAACAAACCTGTCAGAATTAGAAATCTAGATGACTATGTTTCAATATTTGGCCTTCCAGTTCCTGGTGGCGCTGGTGTATCTGGTGATGTCTGGAGAGAGGGAAATACCGTAGGTCCTACATACGCTTCTTATGCTGCGCAAGCATGGTTGGCTTCCGAAAACTCTCCGATTACAGTTGTAAGAATTGCTGGTGATCAGCACTCAAGTGCAGACACAGATGCTGGAAAGGCAGGATGGAAACTTGATGGGTCCCAACCATCTGCAGACGTTGCAACAAACTCAACTGCATATGGACTATTTTTAATTGCATCTTCTTCAACAAACCAAGATCAGACTGGATCATTGGCTGCGATCTTTTATGCCAACGCTGGTGCTCTGGCGCTTTCTGGTACTGCAGCGGACGGAATTCAGGGAGATGGTAGTTATGCCGGAGCTCTTGTTTCAAGTACGGCTGATAGTTATGGATTTAAATTATCGATCTACAATGCTGCGGATGAAAGATTGGAGACTCTTCCTTTTGATTTTAACAGAAACTCTTCTCAATACATTCGAAACGTATTCAATACAAATCCACAATTAGTAAACACAGAAACAAATGAGACATTAGCAAATGGTGGTCAACTAAAGACTTATTGGTTAGGTGAAACCTTTAATCGTGAAGTAGAGAATTTAGCGTCATCATCCGTGGGCGATGTCTATGGTGTTTTGTTGCCTCTACATTCAGGCTCAACCAATTGGTCTGCTCATAAGGAAGCAGCAGCCGAAGCAGAAACAGGTTGGATTATTTCTCAAAAAGAAAAAGGACAAAAAGACTTGTTTAAATTTAAGTCTTTACATGTTGGAGAAGACGTACAAAAAGATTATATAATTGCTATCGAAGAAATTAGAGAACCAGTAAATCCGCTAGTTAACAAGTTTGGCTCTTTCACAGTAGCTGTTAAGAACTTGTCTGGTCAAACAATTGAAAGATTCTCAGGTTGTGATTTGAATGTTAATTCTCCAAACTATCTTGGTAAAAAAATCGGTGATCAATACATGGAATGGAGTGATGCCGACAAGAGATATAGAACCTATGGAGAGTTCCAAAATCAATCAGACTACATTTACGTAGAAATTAAAGACTTTATTCACTATGGTGGTGCAGGTCAAGGATTATTGCCAGCTGGTTTTAAAGGACCAGTTAGACCTAAAGGATTCTGTATCCATTCAGGATCTACAGAGGCAAACGCTTTCGGAACTCCTGATAGCTCTTTTGCTGGTGCTTTTGTTGCCGGCTCAGGTTCAACTGCAAAATCTGTAGATAATTCAGAATTTGTTACAACATTAACTGACTTTACCGGCTCTTTCAGATTCCCATCGATTCCTTTGAGACAAAACGGAGTTGAAGGTGGTGCGCCAAATCCTTATAGAGCATACTACGGAATTCGTCCAAAGATCTCAACTACTTCTAATACAAACGATTCTGACTATTGTGATTACTTGAGAAGATTACCTGCTGGGTTAAGTTCTTTTGTTGCTGGAAGCGATACTGAACTTTCATTCACATTTACTTTGGATGATTTAGTAATTGTAACCGGTTCTTCAACTGTTACTTATACTGCTGGTTCTCACAATGGAGATGGAACCGGTACTGCTTATACAGATGTTTCAGGAACATTTGGCGACCTTCTTGAATTAGGTGTACGTCAGTTTATGATGCCGTTGTTTGGTGGTTTTGAAGGGTTTGACATTACAGAAAAAGAGCCTTTGAGAAATGGTCTTATTAGCGATACAAGAAATGATATCGGAGATCACATCCATTACACTCTTAATAAGGCAATCGATTCCGTATTGGATCCAGAAGTTGTCCCAGCAAACATGATTTTGATGCCGGGTATTCGCAAGCCAGTTATCACTAATCGTTTGATCGATGCTGCTGAGACTAGAAAAGATGTGTTGGCAATTATAGATCTTGAAGATGATTATCTTCCAACTGCTGAAAGAACTACATCAAATACCGCCGCTGGATCTTTGGGTTCTGTAACCTCAGCGATCTCCAGCGTTAAGCAAAGAAACTTTGATTCTTCCTATGGTTGTGCTTTCTATCCATGGGTTCAAATATCTGATAACTTGAACGGATCAAATCTTGTATGGGTACCTCCTTCTGTGGCGGCCCTAGGAGCTTTTGGAAGGTCTGAGGCGCAATCGGAGCTATGGTTTGCCCCTGCTGGATTTAACCGCGGCGGATTGGGCTCTCTTGGCGGTGCTAGAGGCCCTAAAGTAACTCAAGCAAGACAAAGACTTGATTCAAAAGAAAGAGACTCTTTGTATGAAGTGAACGTTAACCCAATTGCAACTTTCCCTGCGGAAGGCGTTGTAATCTTTGGACAAAAAACTCTTCAAGCGGATCAGTCTGCTTTGGATAGAATCAATGTTCGTCGTCTAGTTCTCTACTTAAAAGCGGAAGTTGCGAGAATTTCAAGAAACTTGTTATTCGACCAGAACCTTCAATCAACTTGGAATCGTTTTAAAGGACAAGTTGACCCAATTATGTCATCAGTCAAGTCAAGATTTGGGTTAGGTGATTATAGAATAATTCTTGATGACACAACAACTACGGCTGATTTGGTTGATAGAAATATCATGTATGCAAAGATTTATATCAAACCTGCGAGAGCTATCGAATACATCGTTGTTGACTTTGTTATCACAAATACTGGTGCTGATTTCGTATAATAAACTAATTAATAGAAAATAGGAGACTACAAACATGACATTTTGGGGCGATAGCTTGGATGCTACAAATAAAGATCCAAAAAGAAAATTTAGATTCAAAGTTGA